TAAGAGGATAACTATAAAGGAAACAGAGCCCATCTTCTTTGGTCTCGAGACCAAAGCCCTGCCTAGTGGGGGCAGGGGGGCTCTTAGAGAAGGGGCTGTGTTAGTAGGCTGTTATATCAATGGGTAGAAGTAAGGACATTCACATATCCTGCTGTGAAGCATGAACAGCAGAAGTCTTCAATATACTTAAACCCTTCTAACATTGATATAAGCTATAAATATAAATAGTTCAACACATTCTCATAGTCATAGCACTATAAGGATCAACGAGATATAGTCAGAGGAGTGAGTAAACATTCCTTAATAGACAGTTATAAGTTAACAAGATATATGTATATCCATTATTTCAACTGATATAAGAATAATAAGACCTATATATTAAGCGAAATGATGCACATATAATCGCATAACTTCGTAGTTATTAATTCATTATATATACATAATTTAATACACTTCTTGGCTTGGGTTTTCTGGCTCGCTAGCTTTTAAGCATACATATACTTATATAGTATGACATATATATATAGAGTTATGGGAATGACAGTATATAGCAAAGTAAAGGATTTGATTAACTCTCTGAATGTTGAAGAACTAACACTTCCTCAATTACAGGCTCTAGTTATGAGACACATTGGCTCAATGGACTCAACCGTTAGAAATGCAATAAAGACAATGAACGACACAGGCTTGATTAAAGACATTGGCGATGGTAAATTTAAGATAACAAGAAAATGACTGATTGTGAAAATTGCAATAGAGAAGGCATTATTGAGACTAAAGAATGCTTTAATAAGAGTGGTAGAGGATTAACTAGATTAAATGATGAAACATGGATTTGTAATTCTTGCTTAACTAGGGCATCAATGAAAGAGATTAACTACTCAAGCTAAGCCTATTAACATCTCTATCTATTTTAGCTATATCCTCAATGTGCCTATCTCTCTCATGCAATAGAAATCTCACAAAAGCCTTTAACTCTGCTTTATTTAGCTTCTCTTCCATTATCATCTTATACTTATCTTTCTTTATCATCTTTTTCTATTAAAGTTTTATATACAAGCTCATCATCCATATTTTGTTGATAATCCTCCTGTTGAATCTTTATACAATTGTAAATGACTTTTAAATTTAAATTCTTGATCGGTAAGCTTCCATTTTGGCTCTAGCTCCTTTCATTATTCTATCTATTAGTTCTTCTCCTGTTTCCATTGTGATTATGAAACTCCCTGAATGTTGAGATACAGCAGAGCATCCAGAGAGCTTGGGATAGTCTGTCAGGGTCTCGACTCCCTACCAGTAGTTGCCCAATGCCCTGTGCAGGATTTTCACCTACCCCCTGCGGGTTTAAGTCATAGACTCAGGGCTTATGATTGTGGGGTCTTGAGCATAAAAGGAAGGTGGTTATCTCCCTGTGTCCTCCAAAACCCCACGAGTACTTGAGGACTATTACTCAAATGCTTCCTTCGCTTGTTTAACTAATTCTATTGCGCAGTTCATATCTCTCTGAAAATCATCTGAACTAGCTTTATTATTAACTAATGCGCAAAATATATCCTTAGCATAACTCACATACATTGTTGTGTGCTTAGAGCCACTCTGAGCCACTTTAGGGTTGTTTCCTACATAAGTTCCATCTACCTTTACCACTGGAACTTTTGGTTCTGCTAGACTCTTATTCTCATAAGTTGCTTTCTTTATAGCTGAACACTCAAAACAATACTTTCTAGGATAGCCAGGCTTTAGCTCATACTCAAATTGCTTACTACATTCTCCACATACTGCTGTTACTTTGTTTTCCATAGTTCTTTAACCTCCTTTTTCAGTTGTGTAATTTGAATGGTCTGTCTCTTAGTTCTCTCTATTAACTCTTGAACCTTTATCCACATATCACTCACATCTTTAGATTCTACTAACTCTATCATTTGCAAAGCTCCTCTCCGAAGATTTTATTTATTATATTTTCTAATTCAAATACAGCTACTTCTCCACTTATTATTTCCATTCTTTGAATTTTAATTCTCCATTCTTCCTTCAATCTCTTTATGGCTTCTTTTAGGTCTTTAACTTTTACTCCTGCTTCCCCTTTAGTAGCATCAACTATCTTTTTATTTCCATCCTTATCTTTAAAAACAACTTCAGTATGAAAGCCCACTACTTCTATTTTTTCACTCAATGTTTTTTCAGTCATGTTTTAAGTCTCCAAATTTTTCTTCTTTAGTACACTCAAAACAGACATAACCATCCCCATCATAATCTGCTTCATCATACTCTACTTTCTGATAACATATATCACATATCATTTTAACTCCTTAGCTAATCTCTCAATATAATCGGATAGTGTTTCATTCTGTCTACCATAAAATGCTCTCCTTAGCTTAGCCCACGACGACAACTTAAACCTTACGATTTTATATTTACTTTCCATGTAACATATTGTAAACAAGCCTTTATATATGTTTAGGTTCTAAAAAATAGTTTTCCAAGTATCACCAATGTTAACCTGTGCACCTGCCACTGCCTTCCATGTGTCACCTATGTTAATCTGCATAGCTGAAACCTCTTTCCAGACATCCCCAATATTCAATTGCATGTTTGTTCCTGTTGGTTCTTCTAAGCAGATTGTGGTTAGGATGTTATTATTATATAGAATCCCATAAGCCAAGAAGCCTAAGCTATTAACATTCCAAGCACTCCACATCTCTGAATCATTAGCAGGAGTTATGGCACTTGACTCATTGTAGTTAGCCCCACTTGATGTTTCTGTAACATCTGCATTTGTATCTCTTACAGTATCATCATAAAGAGAAGAACCAATACTTGTAGCACTTGAATGCCCACTAACAGAAGTGTGAATTGAGCCTTCACTATAACATTCCTTACACCATGTGTCCCCTGTGTTAAAGTCAGACCTATATTCTGTGCTTGATGTTTGCCATCCAGTGTTTGTGGCTTCCTTCTTTCCAAAGGCACAGATGTCATTTACAAACTGGTAACTTGTTACAGGATTTAAGTCTATTACTAGCCAAGCTATGTGTTGGTAGGCATTACTCCTATTAGCAGATGACTTTAGATAAGAAGTATAAATTGTATCATTAACTAGAGAAGCCTTTATGTCTGCACTCTTTTTAAGGTCTGGGCTTGTGCTAGTTGTTGAGACTTCTCCAAACTCACCACCCGCTCCAACATCATCCAGAGCAGAGTAAGCAGTTTTAGTAGAGGTTGCTCTAATCACTGCGTGATGATAAGCAGCAGTTATTGTAGAAAATTTTGAGGCTACATATTTAAACTGGTGTTCACAATCTCCTAGTCTTTCTCCACTTCCAGACACATAACTTGTAGCACTATTTGTGAACTGCTGTCCCACTGGAAGATAGACTCTCATCTTATCCCCTCCTGCATCTGTTTCCTGTACTATGATTAGCCTAGCAGATTTCATTGCCACAGAAGTAGCTCCATTATTTTTTATTCTAACATCTAAAGTTGCGGCTCCAGCTGGTAAACTTGCAGATATATCTGTGCTTCTTTTAATCTGTGCTGATACTGCACTTACACTTCCTAGTTCAGTTGTATTTGTTCTATCATATAGTTGTGCACCCCATGAATCTCCTTCTCCTGCTCCTGTAATATTTCCAGTGACTTCAAAGTAAGCAGCTATAATATTAGAATATTTTGCACCATCCCAATCTAATAAACAAATTGTCCCATCACTAGGAACATAAGAAGCAGAAGCAGTTGTATAGTTCTGTGCACATAAGTTAATTATAGAATACCATCTCTTAGGTAATGCCCCAGTCCAGACATCAAAACATTTTTCGGAATTTCCCCAATCTAAATAGTTGAATACTTGTTGAGTGTTGATTGTTAGCTTAACATATCTCCCAGTTGTTGGTGTGTCTACTTCTCTCTCCACCCATGTGTCAGTGGAAGGGTCTCCACTTGGGTCGAAGTTAAGAATAGAAGAACCCCAAGTTCCTATTGTATCTGAAACATAAACATCAACATCATCATTTTTTAACACTCCCCTGTTCTTAGTTCTAATTTTTGTAACTTCTTTAGAACTCCCCATGTCTAGCACTAAGGTGTGTTCGTGGTTTACAACATGCGCCCAGTTTCCAGTCCCATCCAATAAGTTCTCTACTATATCTGCCCCAGTGTCTCCACAATGAGAATATAAGTCAGCAGAAGTAAAATCTTCCCATGCCATTAGGCTGTGTATTGAATATAGATTGTTCCTATAGGAAACCCAGAAGCAGCAGGGGGAGTTGCATCTGTGTTATATAATACTTGAGGAGTGAATTGAGTATCAGCTGAGGAGTTATCTTGTGTTAATTGTAAGCCTACTCCTATGTCTGCTGCATCATTTTTTAAGAAAGCATCATCAACATTAAAAGTAGTTCCTGCTAGGGTTAAATTAGTTCCTCCTAGATAAGTAGTATCTGTATCATTGTCATCTACATATTTCTTATTAACTATATCAACATCATTAATAGGAGCTGCATCTGTTGCTAGGTTTGAGCCATCAGTTAAGGTTGCTGTTCCTGTTGCACCATAACAAACTATAACCTGCTTATTCACTCCCCCATCATTGACTTGGAGAGTTATATTTTTATCTTCTACATTGTTTAGTATTTTAAAATGGTCATCTGAATTAACTGCTATATTAGTATAATTAGTATTTCCAGAATATAGTCTAAGTGAGGCACTCTGCCCATCCATAGAATGAACACTTACCTCAGTATTAACTGCTGCAGTTTGCCCATATATATCAAAATCGTCATTACTTGCAGCATCATCCATTTCTAATTTAATCCCTCTATTTACTCCTATCATATAAATCTCTGGCTCTCCAGTTGGTGCTGTAAGAGTTAGCTCTTTGCCCATAGCTATATTAGTAGTAGTAGTATTCCCTGCGGTTGTTGCACTTTGTAAAGTTGCAGCGGGTATTGCTGCAATTTCATCATTAACATACTTCTTATTAACTATATCAGAATCGTTAACAGGAACTTTCTCAATAGTTCCTTCCTTTGTTGCTACATTCTTCCTAATAGCAAAGTCATCTAAGATTCCTGCGGACTTATGCCCAACCTTACTAGGTCCAGTCATTGTGGGAGTCTTTCTAATTAATGGATTTCTTGCCATGAGAATAAGATATAAGTATAGTATAAAAAATTATCTAAGCTGTTTCTACCACAGCAAAATAAACATTTTTGTCATCTACCCAAGAAGTAATACTTGCAGCTCCTCCGGCTGCTGCTGTAATATCTGTGTCCATTGTTGTAGTATCATTTAAAAGATAAGGTCCAAGAATTGTTACGTCTCCTGCTGCCATTATGAACTGGTTACCTCTCCCCAAGAAGCCGCTGCTGCTGTGAAAGCAACCTTACAAATATCTAATTTTAAAGTGGTAGTGTTATAGATTAAAGTTCCCAATTCAGCTAGAAGTGTGTCTCTTATTGCTTCGCTAACATTAGGGATCACTAAATGTAATGGGTTAAGAATATCATTTGTTGGGCTTGGCATCTTTTTTAACCTCTGGTTTATTCTTTAGACTTGCCATATACTCTAGTGTTTCAGAATTTTGTAAAAACATATTTGCTTCAAAGTTAAGTTTCCCTCTAGCTAGTCTTCCTTCTTTTGTCATAATTATTTCCTCGTGTTAGTTATTTTACATATCTCGTTAGGTGCTTGGCTCTGAAATACTCCTCTCTCCCAAGCTCTAATAGTTGTACTCTTACCGGGGTCTACTATAGTCACAACCTTTAAACCTTCTGCTTGTTTCCAAACCATACCTTGCCTAGCTACTAGAACGAAAGCACTGTCTATCTGTACTGCTTCGCTTATTACAATAGTAAGACCTAGAAGCCTACCTTGCTGTCCGTTGCTCATAACTTTGCTTTCATAGGTTGGATGATTTAACACCTTAGTGTTAGAAATAATATTAGTGTAGTCTTGTCCGTTAACAACTAGATAGCCGTTCCCTGTTAAAGCATCAATTCCATCTACTCTTAGAGTTTGTATTGCATCTAGTATATCTTTTACTGGGTCTCTGTTTGCTATTGTTGCACTGTCCCATTCATCACCTATTGTTATAGCCACAGTATTTCCATAGCCTGTTGTCACTGTTGAAGCTGCTGCTTCTATTGCTACATCTTGCTGATAGATTATTTTTCTACCTAGTCTATAAACCTTTCTCTGTAACATAGGGATTGTTGCATTTTGCTGAGCTTCCATAGAAATAATAGATTCTCCTCCATACTTGTCAATTATACTAGAGACTTTAGTTTCAGTTACATCAAAGAATGGGAATGCTGCATATTGTGGTAAACCTTTAATAGGTGAGGTTGTCCCGCCATCAACATTATCGTCGTTTGTTTCTCTAAAATATGATTCTGTCCAAGCACTAGAAGTATCAACTGCACAGAGAGCTTTCCACTTTTCCTCTATCTTAACAACAGCCTTAACTGCTGTATCAATATTTTCTTTCCTTAATTCTATGCTTCCTAACTCACTACCTGCTACCATTATACAACTACTCCTACTTGTACTGCTCCTGCATTTGCATTAGCATCTTCTAAAGCCTTACCAATAACTGAACCTGCAACCATAGCTGCTTCGTCTGCTACTAGCATTTGATTAGCTGCTCCAATATTAACTAAGTTCCCTGCTACTACTGCTGCTGCTGTTGCTACTACATCCCATTTACCATTCATAGCCACTACAATTTCAGTAAAAGTATCAGTTGCTACAGAAACCTGCCATGCAATACCGCCAAAAGGATCATCATTTGCTGCAGAAATTACAACAGAATTAGGACTTTCTAATTTCATAATAGTGCCAAAAGGAATAACTGCACCCGCTGCGATTGTTCTTCTCTCAAATCTTGTGGGTGTCTCAATACATACTGCTTCGTTTGCCATGTAGTTATTCGGTGTACCGATTATTTAAATGTTTCTATCTTCTGCTTATAACTAGAAATATTAAATTCTAACTCATCTGCTTGGTTTTGTGCTGCTAAGACATTAGCTTTGGCTATATCAAATAGTCTTTTCATCTCTTTTAACTGTGTTTTCCAACCTTCTTTGTTCATAGTTTGTCTATTGCCTGTTCTAATTGTGTACCTTTAAAGAACTCTTTAGCGTTTGCCTTCTTTTTATCTTCGGGACTCACTAACTTAGTTGGAACATTACCGCCTGTTGTTCCTGCTAGTCTTTGGTTTGCGTGAAGTTTCTCCTGTCTACTTAGCAACTCTTCTGTTTTCTTGTTGGCTTCTTCTTGCCTTGTAACAATCGCCTCAGTCTTATCATAGAGGCTAACAGGTTTGTCAGTATTCTCCACAGGTTTATCAGTTTCAGTTCCCAATGTGTCAGTCTTGTTTGTTTGTTCATTTTCCATTATGATGTTTCTTATATTTATAAGCAAAGTATAAAATAGCTATTCCCGGTGCAATTATAGACCAGAATATTAACCATCCCCAACTAAACCAATTACGTTTCATAGAATTACATGACACAGGGCTTTATAAGTTTTTCTCTATTGCCTTGGTTAAGCTATTCACTGCACTTGTTAAACTTCTCTGCCATCTGTATCTCTCTACTATCAGTGTCACAGTCCAAAGACCTAAGACACCGTAGTTAAGTAAGTATTCCTGTATCATTCTTCCTCCTGCAATGCTAAGTCTGCTTGTAATTTCTGCAATATCTGTATTTCATCTGGGTCTTGTGTTGCACCAGTTAGAATGTTTTGCTTTGATTGAAATACTTTCTCTTCGGTTGCTAATATTTCTGTCTCCATTGTATTAACAAAATCAGAATTAAACTTTAACTCCGCAGATTCACTTACTAATAATCTTATTCTACTTGATAACCTCTGCACATTCTCCTCAATGTTTCTAACTTGTTCTCTTGCCACAGACACAGGAAGATAGTTTAGTTTAACATTAGTCTCTATATTTGTAAGTCTCCTTTTCTCTTTTCTAATATTAGACATTACTTCAACTGCGTTTCCACTTGGCGTTTCTATTAAATCTTTTGCACTTAATCCGGCAACATTTATTCTTGATAATCCAGTGGCTTCAACAAATTTTCCAAGCTGTTCACTCCCAGTTAAACCCCTTTCTATCTCTTGCCTTTCTATTTCTGATAAAGCAAAAGACCTTAATTCTTCTGGCTGTAATTTACTAATGTCCGGTCCTATTCCTAGTTTCCTAAAAGGCGTATTTAATAGATTTCCGATTTCTTGGGCAATAGGTCCTATAATAGGGATTTTTTCTACCCCTGTTAGCTCAGGACTTAACTCTCTCCTTGATGGTAATTCTTCTTCTGCTAGTCTAGCTTTTTCTGCTTCAATAGCAGCATTTGCTTCTGCTGTCCTTTGGGCTGTTCCCCCCTCTGCGGTTCCTGCAAAGGCAGCTACATCTCCTCTATCTTTTTCAATTAAAGCTTTAATCTCTCTCTCATTTGCCATAAATGACCTGCCATCTGGCAATGTTATGAAAGTCCTTTTTCCAGTGTCAGGGTCTGTGAATGTTTCTGATACAGGTGGAAGCACAGGTTTAGGAAGAGGCGTTGGTTCTTTGTCAGTAATAGTGCATGTCTTATTTACTGCGTCCCATCTTCCGCCTTTAGCTTCGCAAGCTTTTCTATCTGCATCAAAGCTTTCTATTAAAGGGTCTAGTGGGGGGAGTGTTCCAGGAGGGAGTATACCTCTTAATGTTCCTGTGGTTACCATTATCTATTGAGCTTAGGCTCTACCTCCGCCGGTTGTATTGAAGTTTGACCTGTGTTTTTCTCTGCGTTCTCTTGTGTCTTTGGAGCTAAACTAGGCGGTCTAGTAAATTTAACTTTGATTGCTACTTGTTGCCATAAACTATTTTCCATAGCCAACTGTCTTTCTCCATAGATAGGCTCAAAGATTAAATGACCATTAATCCCCGCAACCTCAGAAGTACCGTCACTTGTTACAATACTTCTTGGTGTGTTCCCTGTCTGATAACCTAGATTTTCAACGTAAGATAACCAGTTCTGCCTATCCTCGCTAGACTTAGAAGGGTAAGGCTCTATCTTAGCTGTGTCCTCTGGGAGTCCTACCATCTCACCATTCTTAACAGCCTTCTCTATTTGCTTATTAGCATATTCAATCTTCCCTGTGTTGCTTGTTTTATAATATACAATTCCTAAAGCCTTGTCTCTATGCTTTATAGTTCTCTCGTCCTCAAAGGCTTCTATCATAGCATCATTAACATTCTTATTAGTTTGAATTTGTGATGTTCCCCTAATGGAGTCTCCCATCTTCTTATTGAAGGTGTGAAATATCTCATTTATCTTTTTCTTAACCCACTTAGTCCCGTTCCATATTTCATAACGGACAATTCTAGTACCTTTGAAAACAGTTTTAACTCTCTCTGGGCTTATATTAATCATATTAACTAGGGTGTCATTGTCGTTTCTTATTATCTCAGCGAAGGCATCACCATGTCCTATTTCAACCCTTGAATGATTTTGGATTATTTGGTCAAAAGTTTCTTTTCCATTCCCGTCAACCTTTGTTAAAATAACTGTAGTCTCTCTATCTGATTCCCAACCTTGACCAAATGCCCAGATTGGTAAAGAGTTAATTGAAGAGGCTACCTGTGGATGATTGAAATAATAGCCAAAGTTCTCTGTTGCCTTATCATAATAAACGAAAGTCTCGCTTCCATCAGCGTTAGCTATATCTAAAGCCATAGCTTCCACTATGAAGTTAGGGACTTGTGTCGTGAAGTCCGTTGTTGTTGCGCTACTTATGTTTTGAGTTGCTACCATTTTATTTGTTTATCTTGACCGGCACATCAAACTTACAAACTGTAGTGGGAGTGTTAGTCCCGACTGTAAAGTTTGTTGTGTCATCGTTTTGGGGAGAAATTGCTATATGAACATTAGGAGTAGGAGAGCCACCAACAGATGTTAAGATAGAAACTCTCAATACATCCCCTGCTGCAAAGTAAGTTCTTGGCACTGTTATGTCCATTACTATAAAGTTCTCTTGCTCTCCTGCTGTGTATGTGTCAGAAGTAACATTGGCTATCTCAGTCTCAGTTGAACCATCCCACTTTCTAAGTTTAATTTGAATAGCATAGGTTGGGGAAGCTCCGCCAGTATAATAGGTTGGAATCTGACATCTCATAGTCCCCTCTATTTCTTGGGAAAGACCGAAAGGAGCTAAGTCAAAATCCACATCTGTTAAACTTTTCCCATCATACTCTGCGCCTACTCCATTCTTTGTGTCTTCACACCATTGTGCTTGTTGTGATAATTTGTATAAGAAGCCTGCACCATTCACAACTCTGAAAGCGTAGAGTGTCATGAAGTTTGTTCCCTCTGCTAAATCTGAAAAACTATAAGTCCCAACAACAGGGCTTACAACAGGATTAAACTCTGTTTTCATATCTGCCATTATGCTTCCCTCATCCATATCTGGCTTTGGTCTACTTCTCTTAGCAACTTAATGCATCTATCGTATAGGGTCCAAAGTGAGTTCCGTTTAAAGTTAGCAGTTTCTAAATTCCAAGAGTTCGGGTCGTAATCAATAATCGCAAGAGCTACTAGACAAGCTTCCGCTGTAGTTAGAAGTGATTTAACCCCAGAGTCTAGGGCTGCAAAGATAGCAGCAGTCCAAATATATTCGCTCTCTGTATTTATCATAGACTCTGCTTCTAATGCCCTTAGGTCAGTCCAACCTACAGCTGTTGCAGTTGCGTTTGCGTTGAGTCCTGCCCTCGCAATCATCTGAGCATTAGTTGCCCATAATCCATCATCTGCCATGTCTTCTTATCTCCCGAGTTAGTTCTTGTATTGAATGGATGTTAAAGATTCTAAGAATGTCATGAAGTTCTAGAGAAGGATGAGCTACTTTAACTGCCTGCATCTCGCTAATCAGTTCCTCTATTTTAATCATACTTTAATGGTGTAGACGAGGGGATTTAAATCTTTGTATTTTATAGCTAAAGCTCCTCTAATCAATCCCTCGGG